TGGCAAGAAAAAAAACAAAGAGACTCCGGTATGAGGACAGAGTAATTATTGAGAGAATGAGCAAGGCTGGAAAAAAAGTGGCTGATATAGCCAATGAGATCGGCGTTCATAGAGATACGATCTATAAAGAATTTACACGATGCGGAGCCACTAAAGAAACGTATAGTGCAGAAAAAGCACAGAGAGAAATCTAATTGCGCGGGCGCAAAAAGGAGAAAAGATGAACAGAAAACAGAGACGAAAGATGCGGAGAATCGCGGGAAAAATCAGAGGATGGATTTTGACGGCCATGGCAATCATGGCGGCATACTTGGTATTGTGCGGAGTCGGGATCACAGAGATGCCAGAATGGGGACCGGACTGGTATCCGGTGCAGATCTGCATGGTTGTGATCGGCGGGGGGTGGCTGATAATGTTCATGGCCGCAAACGGAGCTTTCGATGAGATGGATTTATATGATGACGAAGATGAGGAGGATGAGCCATGGGAGGAGTAGGGATTTTCCTGAGTGGAATGGCAGCAGGAGCTTTTCTGGGTGCACTAACAGTGGTAGTGATCGCACTGGTAATGGCAAAACGGAAATAATGAGGAAAAGAAAGAGCGCTCTCTGCATGGGCAGTCCATAGGCCGGTCCGATTCCGGCAGAGCGCAATCCGCGGAAAGGCATCCGCGAATATGCACAGCAAGCCAACAGCTGGCGCATAGGTACCGTGAAAAAATGGCGGTGGTCACTCCAAACCAGAGAGAGTGTGGATGTTCAACAGGTTTTCGTCCTTTTTAATGTGAAAAGGCAAACACGGTATACAAGAGCCGAACAAAGGAGAGCGGTCAACATGATAAGAGCGCCGCCGAAAGGATAAATCAATGAGTAGACATGTAATGGGAGAGAATCCTGTGAAGATTATCAGATGGAGCGGACCTGTGACATTTCCATCCGGAGAGGTTGGATATATGATCTGCAGATCCGGAAGTCTGGAAGAATGCCGGGAATATGCCGAACAGGTAGCGAAAGAGTTCGGAGTAACCGTGGAGGCAGTAATTTGAGCAATAAAAAAGCTGACGTTTCGGAGACGCCAGCCGGTTCACAATAAACGTGAATAACCTAGAATCATAGTACCATTGTGGGCCGAAAAAGTCAAGAAAAACGGGGCATGAGCTGACCCCGTTCGGACTTGATAAAGATATTAAAGATAGGACACAGAGACTATGGTTAAGAGAAAGAGATACAGGTTCAGACAGGGAGATGTCATTGATGTAGAGGAGTTCCATGATGGTAGGTATGGAGGTCCTGGAACAGGGAGGGCAAAGAGAGCCAAACCGACAGAGGAACAGATGAGGGCGGTCAATGCTCAGAACAAAGCCAAGAGGTGCAGACAGAGAATGCTGGAGTATTTCCGTGAGGGAGACATCTTTGCGACATGGACCTATGAAGTGAGAAACAGGCCACCAGATATGCAGGCGGCATTGAAAGATTTTCAGAAAGCCATGAGATACGTGAGACGTGAGTTCAAAAAGCGAGGATATGAGGTTTTCTGGATAAGAAACATAGAGAGAGGCACAAAGGGAGCCTGGCACATTCATCTGGTCATCAATGAGATTGGAGACACAGCCAGTATCATCACAAAGGCATGGACAAAGGGAGGAACCTGGTCCATTGAAATCAAGAATAGCAAATACTATGACGAGGATTTCACAAAGCTAGCCAACTACATGACCAAGGATGAGCATACCACTGAGGAGAAGAAAGACGGGAAACCGGGAAAACCGAGACTCAGCGAGGCAAATTATAACACAAGTCGCAATATGCCATTGCCGGAGCCAAAGGTTGACAAGCTCCGAAGATGGAAAGAAGAACCAAAACCAAAAAAAGGATATTACATTGCCAAGATCCACGAGGGTATCAATCCGGTAACAGGATACAAGTACCGGAGATACACCATGATCCGGTTGAAAAGGAGGCGGGAATAAAATGCAGCAGGTAAAAATCTACATAGAGACAGACAGCTCCTCTCCGAAAGCAACAGAGAAACACTATGGATATGTGCTGGAGGTAATGGTCTCCGGCCAGGCAGTAACCCGTGAGGGTTTTGGAAAGATAACAGGGACATATCATCAGACCGTACTGACAGCACTGGCAAAAGCCCTGGACAGGTTCAACCAGTCCTGTGAGGTCTGCATCTGCACAGAGGATGATTTCGTTCTCAATATGCTGGAGCGCAACCTGGCAATATGGGCCGGGAATGAGTTTCTGACAAGTAAGAGGAAACCAGTGGCCAATCAGCAGGAGTGGATGGAGATATGGAGACTGTCAAACAGGCATCTCATACTGACAGAGCCGGGAAAGCATGAATACACCGGCTGGCTGCAGGGAGAAATAGAAAAGCGAAAGAGGGATGATGATGGAACACAAGATCACAATCATGAAATATCAGCTGATGTTTCCAAGAATGACTAAAAAGCTGTTCGATGAGAAAGAGAGAATATACCAGATCGCAGCCATCTGCATCAGACTGGACGAACTCCAGACAAAAGGCGCGGTGCTACAGAAAATGGGAAAACCGACAAAGAACGGCACCAAAATGACGTTTGCACCGGTGCAGCGTCCTGGAGAGTGTGAGGCGGAGATGCAGAGAATCCTGGAAGATGGGAAAAAGCTGGGCATGAAATTTAAAGACAAAGAGGAGGAATAGCAATGTTTGAGAAGTTTGGAGAACTCAATTCTTTTGGAGAAATCAATGAGCTTGCGGAGAATCTGTTCAATGAGGGAGACACAGAGTCACTGAGAGCCATGGCAAAGGAGAACGGAATCCAGAGTGATTTCGTGGATATGTATCTGCAGGGAGAAATTCCGGTACTGTGCGATCAGCTGACAGCGGCACTGGGAAAGATTGATGTTGAGGTGGCAGAACTGAAACCGAAAGAAATCATGGAGGACTGGGTGGAGTACCTGAGAGGCCAGTGCATGGAAAATGAGTTGCTGGCATTCAATATCCGGAAGAAAGGAAAGTCACTGAAAGGCTGCATAGCAGCGCTTTTGATGTGGTCGTTCAAGAATCAGCAGACCGTGGACAAGGATATCATCAAGGCAGCAGGCGTATCTGCAGGAAAGGTCACGCTGGGGATCCCGGGCATGGCCAGAGCAAAGCAGATCATCACGGACTACTACATGGGAAAGTAGGTGGGACGGATGAAAAAGAAAGCGATTGAAAAAATACCGTATTTCGGGTTAAAGAAAACCAGCAGAAAGAAAGATGTCAAATACATTGGTGTCACGGCGGTCAAGATTGTTGGACACGAAAAGCATCTTTTCCTGGAGGTATACAGGAACAAAAAGAAATTGAAAGACACTCCAGTAGTGCGGATCGTGACCACAAAGAAAGATTTCGGAACATATTATCCAGAAAAAGACACATGGACCAGAGAAAAGATAGAAGCAGAGGGAGGATGGGGCAGACTCATCTGGCAGCAGAATGGAGATGCATCCGGATGGCAGCAAATAGAAAAAGAGAGTCTCCTGCAGAGCGCGGAAGATCTGGAAAGGTTAAAAAAATTCTGTAAGGGAAATGTATGGAATGAGAACAGATGGTGGGAATACATATACAACCTGCAGGATGACATTGTAACAACGGCAAGACGGAACAGAGAACACAAGGCGTATATGCGCCGCCAGGAGGCACTGGCAGATAGAATGGCGCACACCAAAGAACTGCCGGAGAAAGAGATCCTGGACAGAGCTGACAGATTGTATTTTCACAATCAGCATTATCTGTATTACAAAAAGCATGGTTGCTGGGCACATATAGCCTGCAGCAAGTGCGGAGGAGTTACAGATGCGAGATGGAAAAGCGGAATTTCCTACGAAAGCCAGTTCCAGAGATGGACGGAAGAACCGAGAGAGGGGCACTATGGCACCTGCCCAATGTGCGGAGCGCGTGGAGAGTACAAGTGCCAGGGAAAAGTGAAAGGCACTTGTGACAAATATATCCATCTATTCCTGGGACAGAAGTACAAAGAAAACGGAATGGTCATGCGTTATGTGGAAGTTGGGAAAAAGTGGACACTAGGATTCATTTGTGGGGATAAAGGTACGGAGATGTACAACGCAAGTGAAGAACTCTCCGGAGTGGAGATTGCGAGAGCATATTTTGAGCCAGGGGAAAAAGTCCAGATAGACTATCACAAGCATGATCCGTACATGAGGAAAGATTTCTGGGATGACTGCAATTTGTATGGAATGGCAAATATCCCCATCGGTGCCGGTCTGATCATGTCAGAGACATACGAAGAAATGAAAGGGACAATATTCCAGTACAGTGCATTACAGGAATACGCAAAGAGCGTGAGAGAGGTCAATCCGATTGACTACCTGGAACGTTACAGTCAGACGCCACAGATTGAGGTTCTGGTAAAAATGGGACTGACCGATGTGGTAGAAAAACTGGTCAAATGCTACTACGGCATTGTTGCTGACGAGAATGCAAGACGGCCGGATCAGTTCCTGGGAATCCGAAAGGAAAGAGTAAAGCAGCTTATCAGAAAGAAAGGAGACACACACCTACTGGGAGTCATGCAGATGGAGAAACGCCAGGGACAGAACTGGACGGATGAACAGGTGGAGCACCTGGCAGAAACAAATCTGAGCGGAACACAGGTGGAAATGGCAACCAAGTACATGACCTTGCAAAAATTACTCAATCGCATAGAGAAATACTCCGGTTGTGAGTATGGGACAGAGTGCAGCAGTGCCTCAGCCCGGATCAGACACATGGCCACAACCTATGCAGACTATCTGAGCATGAGAATAAACCTGGGATACGACCTCAACAACACGGTATATCAACAGCCGCAGGACTTAGAGGCGGAACATAACAAAATGGTCATGGAAACCAACAAAGAAGAAATGGACAAACACCTCAAAGAGGTGGCAGAGCGTTATCCGGAGATTCGGCACGTTTACAGAGGACTCAGAAATAAATATCTCTACGAAGATGATAAATATATCATCAGACCGGCCAGATCGGCAGAGGAAATTGTCATGGAGGGGCGTTTGCTCCATCATTGCGTGTGAGGAAACACATATCTGGCCAAGCACAACACTGGAAAGACGTACATACTGATGCTGAGATTCAAAGAAGAGCCTGACGTTCCGTACATCACGGTTGAGATAGATGCAAAAAATCCAAGGATATTGCAGTGGTACGGGGACAAGGACAAAAAACCAGATGAAAAGAATATGCAGTTATGGCTGAACACCTGGCTGATGAAACTGAAAACAGGAACGCTGACAGAAACAATCCAGACGGCGGCAATAGCGTAAGGAGGTAAACATGGAATATGTGCAGATGACCCTGGATGACTGGGTACAGATGAAACAGAAATTGAAACAGGAACTCCTGGGAGTGAAACAGAGTTTTGTCCGGATCGGATACGCTCTGAGACAGATTGACGATCAGAAGCTCTACGAACAGGACGGATACAAAAGCATAGCGGAATTTGCTCAGGCCGAGTATGGCCTGGGACCGTCTATCACAAGCAGGTTTATGAGCATCAACCGGGAGTATTCTATTGACGGATATTCCGAACAGCTCCGGCCGGAATATGCAGAACTGGGCAGGAGCCAGCTGGAGGAGATGCTGAAACTGCCAGACACTGACAGACAGATGATTCAACCGGAAACGTCCAGAGAGGATATCAGAGAGCTGAAAAGGTTTAACAAAACCGAACCGGCAGCAGGCGTGGCTGATGATATCAGTCAGCTGGTCGAAAAGTTCTATCAGGACAATGAACTCATACTCAATGCAGTATACGGCGAGGAGTTCGATGAGCAGACAATTAACCGATTTACTGAAATAGTAAATCCGGCCGGAAACCGTTCATACAAAAAAGGACTGTATTTCATGATGATGTATGAGAACCGCGTCACATTTAAGAAATTCGGAGATACGCCAAAGGATATGACCTGGTGGGAGTTCTATCAGCTGACAAGGGAGATTTTCGATGATACGGCAGCAGGACCTAAGACCTGGCAGAACCATTTTGGAGGAGCAGACGATGAAGAAACCACAGTACAGGATACGGCCGATGAGCCAGGAAGAGAAGAAACTGCAACAGAAGCTCATGAGCCAGAGGATGACGGTGGAGCAGTTGGAGAAACTGGCGCTGATGATGTCCAGGAGATTGAGAAAGGAGGCGTGGAAGATCATGGAGCAGCTGATGAAGCAGGAACAGGACAAGAGGAAGATGACACCGATGGAGAAGAAAGCGGCCAAGCAGATTGTGAAGAACCTGCAGAGAGGACCGATGAACAGACAGGAGCGCAGAGCCAGGGAGAGGAAATTGCGCCCGCGCAAAAATCCACGGAAACACTAGAAAAAGAGGAGGTTGAGGATGATGAAACCGGAGAAAATGAAAGCTCAGACGCAGAAAATCAAACAGCAGAATCTGAACCGGAAACGGCCGAGAGAGAGCAGACAGAAGAAACAGAAGTCATAGAGGCGGTATATGGTACCAGAAAAGAGTACATGGACAGGCTGTCAGAGCAGGGAATGGCGGAATATATGGCTGATGAATACAAGAGCCACCGGTTGCTAGTGACAGATCTGGCAAATACATGGAATTTGCGCAAATGGCTCAGTGAAAAGGTTGACCGGTTTGGAAAACCGATGGAGGACGCAAGATGATAAAGATGACAAGAGTTTACGGAGATATGTATGTGCCAAGAGAGTATTGCACGTTTACAAATCCGGTAACGAGTGGAGGAACTGAGGAAGTTGACTATGTAGATATGCCATGTGAGAACGGATGTGAAAAAGAGTGTGAGAATTGTACATTGCAGAAAATCATGAATGAGTATGCGAGGCTAACAAGGCAGGATATAGACGAGAAGAAACGACATTGTGAAGAATGTGAAAACTATAAAGAGATCAGAAAAGGGCCGAGAGGAGGGAAGAAAGGAATATGCAGGATACTCAGACCATCGGAAGTGAGAAACGGACGAGCGAGAGCCTGCAAAAGATTCCGAGAACAAAATGAACAAACGACAGGCAAAGAAACAGTATAAAAAGATCCACGGTCACAATCCCCCAAAAACAGCGGTAACAAAGTATACACCGGAAAAAATGGAGGCAATGAAAGTATACAATCTCACACCGGAGGATATTGAAAGAATCGGAAACGGCCTGAGAGACGCATTTGCAGAGATGTTCAAAACGCTCCAAAGAGTTGCGGAGAGCATGGCCAGAGCGTTTGAAGATATGGGAAAGAAATACAGCAGACCAGTTATAGAGACAGAGGAGCCGCCGGTGGTAGTGGCCAGAACCCTGTCAGAAAGGAGAAAGAAGTGCAGGAGAAAAGGGTGGAGAGTATCAGAGAGGTAGATTTCTCTGGTCTGAAAGTCCCATTTGTAGCGGTATACGGTCATCCGGACGATTTCCCGGACAAATACGTGGCCAGAATCTACGAACTGGACAGAGCGACAGATACAATCATGGTCAAAGAGACACTGGAAGAAATAGAAATGGATATCAAAGAGCACACGGCCATGACATTCATTCCAAGAGGGACGGCAGATGTGCCGTCTCTGGTGGGCGTCTGGATGTAGGAGGGCAGCAGTATGAGAAGTGCAAAGGAATACAAAGCAATCCGGGAAGAAATCTATAGATTTATCGGCGCATACATAACAAAACACGTATACGCGCCAAGTAACAAAGAGATAGCAGAGGCTGTAGGAATATCCGGAACAACAGTGCACAGACACCTCATTGACATGATTGATGAGGGCATTCTGGAGACTGATGCAGAACCAGGAACACAGAGAGCAATCCGGATCAGAAACACACAGGTAGTGAAAAGGAGAAAAAAGAGTGAATAAGGTCATTTTGATGGGACGTCTCACACGAGATCCAGAGGTGCGATACTCAGCAGGAGACAATTCCACAGCGGTTGCCAGGTACACACTGGCAGTCAATAGGAGATTCAAGAGAGATAATGAACCGACAGCGGATTTTGTTCCGTGTGTGGCGTTCGGTAAGGCGGCGGAGTTTGCAGAGAAATGGTTTCGCCAGGGAATGCAGGTGGCAATTTCTGGAAGAATCCAGACAGGGAGCTACACCAACAGAGAGGGCAGAAAGATCTATACCACTGAGGTAGTCCTGGAGGAGCAGGAGTTCGCAGAAAGCAAAAGAGACGGAAATGCACCGGTTCCACAACCTGCAGATGCTGGAGATGGATTCATGAACATTCCGGACGGCATTGAGGACAATATTCCATTCAACTAGGAGGACAAGATGCTGATATTACCAATAAAACGAAAATGGTTTGATATGATCCTCTCCGGAGAGAAGAAAGAGGAGTACAGAGATATCAAGCCATATTATGACACAAGGCTCATGGACGCATTCGGAATGATATGGGTGGGAGATGAACTGATCCGCGCTCCGATGCCGGAACTGCAGAAAAACAGAGTGCAACTGGTGGCATTCCGGAACGGATATGGGAAAGATGTACCGACAATATGGACAGAGTGCTCACTATCGGCCGGATATGGCCGGGAAGAATGGGGAGCAGAACCAGGAAAGAAATATTATATTTTAACGATTGAGAACATAGGAGGCATGAAGCTATGAGAAACATAATCAACATGATAATCAAAATTGCAATCATCTGGGGAGCAGCATGGATGTTCCCGGAGTATGTAAAGATACAGGATACAAGGACAATGGTTCTGGTAGTGGCAACGCTCCTGATAGCGTCAATCGTTCTGACAGTGATAATGATGGGAGTCTTGATTCTGGCGGCACTTCCAGGAAACGGGGTGGGAATAGGAATAGCCATGCTGATAACGATCATCATGGCATTAGCATCCGGAATAATACAGCTGATGGCAGCGGTGCATTTTGTTCCTGGATTTGAGATACACGGAAAACTCACATACATCATTCTGGCGTTACTGATGGCCGTATTTTCGATTGAGGAGAAAAAGGAGGCATAACAATGTTTTTATCAACGAGCGTATTAAACAATTTGATGAAAAAGGCATACAAGACCGGCCTGGTGGTAGCCAGGACGCAAGATGCACAAGGAAATGATTGGCTGTATCTGGCCGGATCATACTGGGAGGTAAGTGTCAACAAGGATTTCATTCCAAAAAAAACACTGGGAGACATCATCACACTGATCGGAGAGCTGCCAAGACCGGGAGAACGGTTCAAGGCAACGAAAGAGGGAAATCAGATTGAGATTGAGATGCCGATGGCAATAAACGAGGATGGATTCGGAACGGATACTCTGACCATCACTGACGTGATCCTGATTGGAACACAGGGAACCACTCAGAGGCTCCTGCAGGACGAGCTGACCGGCCAGATCTATCCGATCAATAACGTATTTATTTCAATCATCAACAATGCAATGGTAGACAAGGACGGAGGCGAGTACGAGGTCACAAAACCGTTTTTTAATTCTTACAGAGGAATCCTCTGGAAAAACAATGTGTGCAAATTGCGGGCACACTTCCGGACGGATGACAAAAACATAAAAGTTTTGGAAAACCTGAAAGGAGTAGATATCACACCGGAGGTACCAGAAGAATGATGTACCCAAAACCACAACGAAAGAAAAAGAGGAAAAAACACAAAGCCAGTATCCTACACTGCAAGGACGGCACCTGCTATCTCTGCATGAAATTAAAAGGGGACTATCGGAGATATCCGGTAGTCCATGAACATCACATCTACGATGGCCCTAACCGCAAGAACTCAGAGGCGGAGGGCTTAAAGGTGTATTTATGCTTAGAACATCATATTATGGGGCCAGAGGCAGTACATAACAATCACAAGAATATGCGGATACTGCACAGAGACGGACAGAGAGCCTATGAGAGAACGCACAGCAGAGCAGAGTTCATGAGCCTGATCGGCAGGAACTATTTGGACGAAGAAAAACAGGAAGAACCCAAAAAGGACACAAAAGACGGGTTCATGTTCCTGGAACCGGACTGTATCGGATGTTTTGGCGCATCAGAGAATCAATGCGAGCGTTGCGAGGAGAAAAGACATGATAAAAAGACTGAGACACTGGCTGATTGAGGCCAGAAAGAAGAAATGCCGCCATTGCTGTCTCTGGTGTGAATACTGGGATATATGCAGGTGGGATGTACCGGAAAAACACGGATGGATAGACATTGCGGATGATTTACCAAAGCCGGAAACATTGGTGCTGTTATCGTTTGAAGAATGCGACCATACGGAAGTTGGCCAGAGAATCATTTACGATGACGGAAAAGAGGCATTTCATCCATGGGATAGTTATATCGGAAATATGCCATATTACGAGATGGATATGACGGTAAACGCATGGATGCCGTTGCCGAAACCATACAGGAGAGGAGGAACACATTGATAGAAACACAGGAAATGATTGCAATACTGACCCTTGTGATAGTGGCCGTGTTTGTGATTGTAGTCGGATTCGATTGTATAAAAGACGGAATGTGCGATATAGGAGCAGTGATCCATGACATCATCGCAGCTCCTGTCCGACATTACAGACAGAAAAAGCTCATGGAACAGATGGAACGGGAATGGGAGAATTACCTGGAGAAGAACAGGGCAAAAATGGTCAGGAATTTGATGAAAGAGCAGCAGAGACATTTTTCCACGAGCATCGGAGAAAAGCACACTGTAGAGGAGTGGGGAAAGGCTCTGGAAGAATTTGCGGAGTATCAATGCCAGCAGGATAAGGAGGAAAGAACATGGCAGGATCATATCATGGACAGGTTCATGAGGAGAATCTGAAAAGACTGGAGGAGTTTCATCAGGTATCAAAGAAAAACAGATACAGAAAGTGCCTGGTCACTTGCTCTGAAAAGAATCCAAAGGGCAGGACGAGAAAAGTACAGAGAAAGGCACTGTTTCATAAATGGGATGAAATCAAACAGGTTATAGATGCGTCTCCGATGATCGGAGGACACCCAGGAGGCCAGATAGCGTACACATTGGGAATTGTGGAATTTATGGACGGAACCGTGGGACAGGTACATCCGGGATATATAAAATTTCTGGATACTGAGGACTTTGCGGGAGATTGTAACGAGTAGGGAGGAATAAAGATGCCAAACGTGCGACCACTGAACAAAAAGAAATATGGGATAAGCAAACACGCATTCGGAACGGCGTACTCATATTGTCTGCAATATCCGGAATGGAGAGAGGAGCTGGGCAGCAGGACATCAACCGTCAAGAGTCCTCAGATAACCGGAATGCCAGGGGCGCACAACGGCAGTGATGCAACAGCCAACCTGGCAGAGCGCAGAGTAGAGTTGCGTGAGAAGATGCATAAAGTTGAGGATACAGTCAGGGATGCGGTAGGGGACAATAAGAGCCTCTATGAGTATCTGCTAGAATATGTGACAACGGAGGGAGCAACGTTTCACTGGATGAAGCAGAAAGGGATACCGTGTGAGAGGACATATTTCTATGAGGTCAGAAGATATTTCTATTACCTCATGGCGCACCGAATCTGAAAGTGCGGTACTCACAGGACAACTTTTATGTTATATTGATAAGGTCCAAAAGATGAGAACCAAGATTCTCAGACATTATCCCTCACAAAAGCTCCGGAAAACCCGGAGCTTTTTTCGTTGGAGGAGACATGACACAAGAACAGATTGATTATGTGAAAAAGTGCATCAGAGAGGACATTCACAGATTCTACGTGTGGGGACCGTGGAAGAAAGTACGCAGAGAGGTTCTGCAGATGGATCATGGAGAGTGCCAGAGATGCAAGGCAAAGAAGATATACACGAAAGCTACGACAGTGCATCATGTGAACTATGTCAAGAAACATCCGGACATGGCTCTGGAGATATGGTATGAGTGGCATGGTGTACGAAAAAGGAACCTGGTCAGTCTGTGCCACGACTGCCATGAGGCAGTGCATGGATACAGGAAACCAGAGAAGAAAGAAACTCTGACAGAGGAAAGGTGGGATTGATATGGCAAGGACAAGCGATACAGCAGATTATATGGTCACACAATGCCAGGCGTGCGGAATGCTGAATGTGATACCGAGAGAGTATTCAGATGGTCGAGTGTGTGCGGATTGTTCAGGAGGGCCATTGATGCCGATGGGATACGCAATACTACAGGAGAGACCAACGAGCAGAATCACGGTGCAGGTAGATGTGGAACGTGACCAGTTAGACAGATTGATTGATGATGTGGCAACAGTCAATGACACTGTGGACGAAATCATTCAGAAGATAGGGAAAATAAAAGAGGGATAACATGAAGCAGGAACAGATCATCAAATGCGGAGGACAAAAGATAAAGGTATTCAACTGTGATCCGGAAAAGAATACGCAATGTGACAAAGAGTTCTGTATGCATAATATAAATGCAATAGACGGGCTGTGCAATCACACAACGAATCCGGATTTTGCTCTAGAAATTGGACAGAAAGCACAGAAAAAAGCGTATACCCCCGGTCGAAAAAATTAGCGTTTTAATTTCGACCACGGAGACCGGTGGGTGGCCTCGACAACGCCGAGAAAGTTCACACATGATAAAAAATAGGGGGTGGGAATATGGCACAAAAAAAATCGGATATATTAGAAAGTTTAATTTCTCAGCTTGAGAAAAAACAGGCTGATATTTCATGTTTTTTGGACCTCATAGATGACTATATGGCCCTCTACGATATCAAGAAAAAGCTAAAAACAGACATAAAAAAGAGAGGAGTATCCTATGAGGCACAATCTGCATCCGGCAAGGCCACCATCATAAAACAAAATCAATCCGTCAAAGATCTGGTGGCCGTAAATAAGCAAATGCTTATGATATTGGACAAGCTGGGTCTGACCACGGAGAAAACCATAAGGGATGACGATGATGACAAACTGTGATCCACGAATAGAAGCCTACATGGAGGCAGTGGAGACAGGAAAAGTGGAGGCGTCCAAAGATGTCAAGGCACTGATGAAACATGTCAGAAAGTGTTTTGAGACGGAGGACATCTATGTGGACCAGCAGCAGCTGACGGACTACCTGGGACTGGCACGATATTTCCCGTATGATGAGGTTTTTCCATGGCAGCAGTTCGTGATTGGACTGCATGACTGCACATACTGGAGGGAAAATGGACGGCCAAGGTGGCCGGATTTATTCTGCTTGATTGGACGAGGTGCAGGAAAAGACGGAACAATAGCACTGGAATCAACAGCACTGGCATCTGAATACAACGGAATAAGAGAATATGACGTTGATATCTGTGCAAACAATGAGGACCAGGCCCTCCGGCCGGTACAGGATATCGTTGGAGCATTCGAGCAGCCGAAGTGGCTCAAAAAGCTCCAACGATTTTTCAAGTGGACGAGGGAGAAAGTGGTCTGCAAGGGCACAAGGTCAACAATAAAGGGACATACAAACAATCCGGGCGGAAAAGATGGTCTCCGCTCCGGAATGGTAGTGCTCAATGAGATTCATCAGTATCAAGACTATAAGAATATCAATGTATTTACGACCGGCCTGGGAAAGAAGAAACACCCACGCCGGTCATATTACACTACCCAGGGAGATGTCAGGGAGGGACCGCTGGATGATCTGCTGGAGACAGCAGAGGGAATCCTGTTCGGAGGAGAACCGGACAACGGACTACTGCCGTTTATCTGCCGGCTGGACAGCAAGGCAGAGGTACACGATGAGAAGAACTGGGAAAAGGCAAACCCATCGTTGAGATACCTACCGGATCTCATGGAGGAGATCCGGAAAGAATACAGAGACTGGTTGAAACGGCCTGAGAAGTTCACGGCATTCATGACCAAGAGAATGAACCTCCCAGACGGTTCCAGCGAGATCAAAGTGTGTGCTTATGAAAGAATCAAAGCCACTAACAGACCTGTACCGGTAGATGATCTGGTGGGAAGAATGTGCACCTGTGGCATCGACTTCTCAAAAGTCACTGATATGATTTCTGTCAATCTCCATTTCAGAGACGTGGATACCAGGTATGATCTAAACCATTCCTGGCTCTGCCTGCAGTCAAAAGACTTGCCAAGAATAAAGGCACCATGGAAAGAATGGGCGGATCAGGGACATATCACACTGGTTGATGATGTGGAAATCCACCCGGAGCTGATCGTGGACTATATTGCAGCGCAGATGGAATACTATTCGATCAAGAAAATGGCAATAGATGATTTCCGCTATGCTCTGGTGGCCAAGTATCTGCAGAACATTGGTTTTGATGCAAAAGTGTACAAAAACCTAAAACTGGTAAGACCGTCAGACATCATGAAAGTTGCGCCGGTTATAGACAGCTGTTTTGCAAATGACTATTTCGTTTGGGGAGATAACCCAGTGTTGCGCTGGGCAACAAATAACACAAAGATGGTTAGATACGGCCGGAAACCGGGAAAGGAAGATGATGCCGATATTGGAAACTTTGTATATGCAAAGATTGAGGCAAAGTCAAGAAAGACAGACCCTTTCATGGCATTGGCTGCATCTATGACGGTAGAGGATGACCTGCCGTATGCTCAGAGCGTAAGCGCGCCGGATCTGGGCGTATTCACATATTAGCGCAGAAAGGAGGAAACTGACATGGGATTAAGTCTCAGAAAGCTATTCAAGGCAAGAGAAAAACCGGGAGAAGATGTGCAACGGGTATCATCTGTGGAAATCGCAGATCAACAGGTCCGTGATGCAGTAACAGAAATTTGCCTGAGAGAGCTGGCGTTCTGGACTTGTGTAGGGAAGATTGCCAACGCTCTGACAAAATGTGAATTTCGCACGTTTTACGAGGGAGAGGAATTGTTCAAAGATGAATATTATCTATGGAACTACGAACCGAACCGCAACCAGAACAAAGCAGAATTTTTATCAAAGGCTATGGAGCAGTTGTTCCGGAACAATGAGCTTTTGATTGTAGAGAGCTATGACGGACAGCTCCTGGTGGCTGATGATTTTTCTGTGACGAAAAATGCACTGTATGGAGACACTTATACCAATGTGCAGGTGGATGATTACACATTTTCACGGTCATTCCGAAGTTCAGACGTGCTTCACTGGACACTCAACAACAAGAATGTAAACCGGATCATACAGCACCTGTATGACTCATACAGCAAGCTGATTGATTATTCTGCAAAATCGTATCTCAAAAGCAGAGGCAGCAGAGGAACCCTGAACATTTCGGCAATGGCTCAGAGTGACAAATTGTTCAATGAGAAACTGGAAAAGCTCATGAATGAGTATTTCAAGTCATTCTTTGAAAGCCCAAACGCTGTCCTGCCACTGTTTGAGGGATATTCATACACAGACATTGGCTCAAAGACTTACAGTGAGGGAACCAGTCGTGATATCAAGAGTCAGTATGATGACATTTTTGACTTTACAGCCAGAGGATTCTCCATGCCGCCTACACTGGCCAAGGGAGACGTGCAGGACACCGAGAAAGCAGTGGACGAGATGCTGACGTTTTGTTTGGACCCGCTTGCACAGATGCTCATGCAGGAGATCAACCGCAAGAGGGTTGGAAAAAACGGGATACAGAAAGGGACAAAGCTGCAGATCGACACCATGAGAGTCAAACATATTGATATGTTCGACATTGCAACGTCAGCAGATAAGCTCATAAGCTCTGGAATTTATACAGTGAATATGATTCTGAGAGCGCTGGGAGAGATTCCGATAGATGAGGACTGGGCAGACCAGCATTTCATCACGAAAAACTACTCAACTATCCAGGAAATCCTGGAAGAACAGCAGAAAGGAGGTGGGAAGAATGCCAAGACAGGATAAAGTATTTGTATGTTTTCAGAAAGCAGAGGACGATACTCACAAATTATACATCTATGACGATGTGACAGCATACGGCACATTTAACTGGAGCACATGGAGCTATGAGGAATCGGAGACATCTGCAAAGTATTTCCAGGAGCAGCTTGCAGCCATTCCTGATACAGCAACCATTGAGCTGCATATCAACTCAAACGGAGGATCTGTCAAAGAGGGCGTGGCGATCTATAGCCAGCTGAAACAGAAGAACTGCAAAAAGGTTGGATATGTGGATGGAGTTGCCTACAGTGTAGCGTTCCTGATCCTGCAGGCGTGTGATGAGCGCGTCATGGGACTGGGAACATCTGCATTGATTCACAATATGTGGATGAGTGTGGATGGAAACGCCAAAGAACTCAGAAAAGCAGCAGATGATCTGGATACGCTCATGGAGTCAAACAGACAGATTTTTCTGGAAAAATCAAACCTGGAAGAACAGCAGCTCATTGACATGATGGAGGCAGAAACATTCCTAACACCGGAGAAAGCTCTGGAATACGGCCTCATTGACCGGGTAGACAGCTACCAGGCTGATGATAAGGATGTACAGCAGAGACTGATGAGCCGCGTGCAGCAGCTGTCCGGTGTGATTGCACAGCAGAAATCATTACGGGAACAGTTGGAGTCTATGCGGCAGCAGGGGGGAGAACCAAAACCTCCGGCACCGGCTCCAAAACCAGAGCCGGAAGAAAAGAAACTCACAAACCAGTTAGCAAAATTATTCCAAAATATGTAAAGGAGAACTGATATGAAGAATAAAGACGTATTAGCAATGGAAAAGGCCAAGATCGTTGAAAAAATGAATCAGGCCATCAAAGATGACGATGCAAAAGCATTCAGTGAGGCGTTCACTGAGCTGTGCCAGAAGATTGAGGACAATGTTCTGGAGCAGGCCAAAGAGATGCTGGTGGAGCAGGATGCAACAATCCTGGCACAGAGAGGTGTACGCCAGCTGACATCCAAGGAAAAACAGTATTACGAGAAAATCATTGAGGCTATGAGATCCACAGATCCGAAACAGGCTCTCAATGACGTCGAGGTGGTTATGCCGGAAACAATCATTGATTCTGTCTTTGATGAACTCCAGACAAACCACCCGCTCCTGTCCAAGCTGAATGCAACCACAGTGACAGGTCTGACAAGAATGATGATGAATACAAACGGCGAGCAGAAAGCAGCATGGGGCAAGCTGACAGCCAAGATCATCGAGGAGCTGACATCTGGGTTCAAAGAGGTAGATGTAACACAGGAAAAACTGAGCGCATTCCTGCCGGTTTCCAAGGCTATGCTGGATTTAGGACCGACATGGCTGGATACATACGTGCGTCAGGTGCTCTATGAGGCACTGGCAAACGGGCTGGAGTACGGTATTGTACAGGGAACTGGAAAAGATGAGCCAATCGGTATGATGAAACAGGTCGGAGAGGGCGTTGTTGTGACAGGCGGAAAATATCCGGACAAAAACGCTATCAAAATGACTGCACTGGACATGACACAGATGGGAAATGTTACAGCAATCATGGCCAGAAACGACAAAGGACAGGCAAGAACTGTCACAAGCCTCATTTTGTTGGTTAATCCGGTGGATTATTTCCGCAGAGTGCTCCCGGCCACAAGGATGCTGACGCCGGATGGAATCTATGCATCTGTGCTCCCGGTGGACGCTGAAATCATTCAGAGTGCAGCTGTTCCGGAGGGAAAGGCAGTATATGGAATGGCAACCAAGTATTTCCTGGGCGTTGGAATGGCTAAAAATGGAAAAATTGAATATTCTGACGAATACAGATTCCTGGAAGATGAGAGAGTATATCTCATCAAGCTGTATGCTCATGGTTTCGCACTGGATAACAATGCTTTCCAGGTTCTGGATATTAAGGATCTCCAGCCGTTACGTTTCAAGGTTGTAAGCGAGACAGAAAAAGCAAAGACAGATGATGCAACACTGGCAGATTTGAAAGTTGGTGCACTGAAACTGTCTCCGACATTTGCAGCAGGAACCACAGAATACACAGCAACCACACAGAATGCGTCCAACACAATCACAGCGGTACCGACAAGTTCCACAGCGGAAATTGAGATCACGGTGGGAGATGTGAAAGTGACAAATGGAGCAGCAGCAAACTGGTCCGAGGGTTCCAATACTGTGACTGTAAAAGTGACTGACGGAGCACAGACAAAGAGCTACAAAGTAACAGTGACAAAGGAGTAAATGAATTATGGCAGACGATAAAGACAACAAGCTCCTAAACGAGATCAAAAATTATCTGGAGATAACCTGGGATGATTCCCTGGGAGATGAGAAGATGAGGGGCATGGTCAAAAGAGGAATGGCTGCCATAAGCGGAAAAATAGGGGAGTGCAATTTCTATGAGGAAACTCAGGAAAAAGCGCTCCTTTTTGATTATGTCATGTATGCCAGAGCTGGGGAGATACCTCAATTCTGGCAGAATTACAGAGATGAGATCATTTCTCTGCAGATAGACAGAAAGGTGGACGGATATGCCGCGGATCAGCAGTAAGCATTTTGAAAATTTTGGAGACGGCCTGCTGACGATCTGTGAAGCGGACGAACGAAGTCTGACCAGAACAAAGCTGGAGCATATACGTTTTGGAAACAGGACGGTAGGCGTAACAAGATACTGGCAGGCACAAACGGCCGGAAACCAGGTGGATAAGCTCCTGGCAGTTCCATTGGAGGTACTGGATGCGGAGCAGATCGAGGTCAACGATGTGATTATTCTGGAAAATGAGACGGACTGGTTATGGGACAATATGACATTTGATGAGTCAGAGATGAAAGACAGAGCCGGGCATTATCAGATCAAGCAGGTACAACCGAAGTATGACACGAAACCACCGGCGTTGTATTTATCACTGGAAAAGCTGGTGCACCCGTTCAAAGATGGGAGGGATTCTGGTGGCTATTAAAATCGGAGATTTGGCCAAGACAGTCATGAAAGAGCTGGATGATTATGGCGTGGCAGTCGGCCTGGAAGTCGAGAAAGTGTCCAAGGAAGTTGCCGAGGACACGGCAAAAATACTGAATAAAACATCCCCAAAGCTGACAGGAGACTATGCAGCATCATGGACCTATGGGACGGGAGAGACCAAAAGGACAAAACATACAATGGTTGTCCATGCAGATAAACCGGAATATGCTCTGACGCATCTGTTGGAGAAAGGACACCAGAAACGGGGCGGTGGAAGAACCAAGGCTATAGTGCATATTGCACCTGCAGAGGAGGCAGCAGTAGATGAGCTGGAAAAGGAGCTGAGGACGAGATTATGACCAAAGATCAAATTGAACAGATACTGGGAGAAATGGGAATCCCGTTCAGATATCATCATTTCACACAGAAAGAGATGCAGGACATCCCGCTCCCTATTGTTGTATGGCTGACACCGGGAACAGATAATTTTTTCGCAGATGGCAAGACATACAAAAAGATCACGAAACTGGATATTGAACTCTACACAGATGACAAAGCCTGGGAGCTGGAGAAAAAGTTGGAGGAAATCCTGGACAAACATGACATTGCCTGGGAGCAGACAGCCTCTGAGTGGCTGGAGTCGGAGAAAATGTGGGAGTCGCTATATGAAATGGAGGTATAGAAAATGACTGGAACAGAGAACAAAGTCAAGTACAACATTAAAAACGTCCATGTGGCCAAGCAGACAGAAAAGACTACAGAGGGAACAACTACATACACGTATGATAATCCGAAAAGTATTCCTGGAGCGGTCAGCATCAGCCTGGACGCACAGGGAGAGATTTCCAAGTTCTACGCAGACGGAATTGCGTACTATGTGACAAGCGCAAACAACGGATATGAGGGAGATCTGGAAATGGCACTCATTCCGAGCTGGTTCCGCGTGGAAATTCTCAATGAAGAACAGGACAAAAATGGCGTCCTTGCGGAAAATGCAAACAAAACAACAAATCCGTTTGCTCTGCTGTTTGAGTTTGATGGAGACGTGAAAGCAATCCGCAGATGCTTATATAACTGCACATGCACAAGACCGTCTATTGCATCCGAGACAAAAGAGGAGACAGTAGACCCTGGAACAGAGACACTGACAATCACAAATAGTCCGAGAAAAGACGGTCTGGTAAAAGTACAGACAGGACCGGACACAGCAGATGGAACATATACAGGTTGGTACAACAAAGTATATGAGCCGGTTGCCGCGACAAGCGAGGTGGCACAGGCAGCTGAAACAAAGAAATAGGAGGGATAGATTATGCTGAGAAAAAAGGTGGAAATTGATGGCAGAGAGGTGGAGTTCAAGGCGTCAGCAGCGGTGCCGAGAATCTACCGGATGAAATTCCGCAGAGATCTTTTCTTGGATTTGCAGAAAATCGCAAAGTCTGTGAAAAAGAAAGGCAAAAAAGAGGATAAGGAGTCAAGCGAGATTCCGATTGAGGACCTGGAAATGTTTGAAAATATCGCGTATATCATGGCACAGCACGCGGATCCGGAGAATGTACCGCCGGATATCATGGACTGGCTGGAACAGTTCAACACATTTTCCATTTATCAGATCCTGCCTGCCATTCTGGAACTCTGGAATATGAATGAGGAGACGAAAAGTCAGGCAAAAAAAAACTTAGACCGAGTAGCCGGGAGCTAAACACTCCATTATTTCTCCTGAGATGCTGTCAGGTCGGGATCTCTATCCGGGATCTGGATCTGGTTACGGTCGGAATGGTCATGGATATGTTTACTGAGCAACAGAATGATTTATACAAATATCCAAGAATGGCCACACAGGAGGATTTTGACAAGTTCTAAGGAGGTGGAACAGGATGGCGGCAGGCCGGAATATCAAAGGAATAACGATTGAAATCGGCGGAGATACCACAGGCCTGCAGAAAGCCCTAAGCGGTGTAAACGACAAGCTGAAAAATACTCAGGCACAGCTGAAAGACGTGAACACTCTGCTGAAATTAGATCCATCAAATACGGTGCTGGTAGCGCAAAAACAGGAATTACTGAAAAATGCGATAGCAGACACAGCAAGCAAATTGGACACGCTGGAGGCGGCACAGAAAGATGTGACAGCAGCTCTGGAGGCCGGAAAGATTGGCCAGGAGGAGTACATGGCTTTCCAGCGAGAAGTTGAGGCAACCAAGGCAACATTGAGCCGATATCAGTCAGAACTGGACGGATTGAACACCGAACAGGACAGACTGGCTACAAATACCGAACGTCTCAGCAAATTATTTGATGCTCTGGGAGCGGACGTGGATGATTATGCGGACGTCCTGGGCAGTAAGTTGGTAACAGCAATCAAAAACGGATCTGCATCATCAGATCAGTTGAAACTAGCCATTGAAAAGATCGGAAGATCAGCCACAGACGGAAAAGCTGACATCAAACAGATGACAGACGCTCTGGATACGGTAGACGATGGACAGGCAATCAAGAACCTCATCCAGGACTTGAAAGAAGCAGGAACACAGGCAGACAACACATCAGAACAACTAGACGAGATGGGGAAAACCCTCTCAGCAGGGGCATTGATGGAGGCTGCCGATCAGCTTTCTGGACTGGGGGATAAAATAACAGAATTAGGAGACAAAGCAAAGGACGCTTTTCTGGAGACACAAGATGCCACAGTAAAAGCGTCCACTTATTTTGGAGAAACCGGGAAAGCGGCTGAGGAAACAGCCGGAGTCATCAAGGACGTATATGCTGAGGGCGTGGGAGATTCCATGGACTCTGTATCAAACGCGGTCATTACGGTCAAAAAGAACCTGAAAGATCTGGATGAGACTACACTGACACATCTGACAGAGCAGGCAATCACGCTGGATGAGCTGTATGGAATTGACATGAATGAGACTCTCCGAGGTGTCAACAGCCTCATGGAGCAGTACGGACTCACGGCACAGCAGGCCATGGACTATATCGTAAAGGGTACACAGAATGGCCTGGATAAGACAAACGAGCTGGGGGATAACCTCTCAGAGTATTCTGGAAAGTTCGCTCAGGCCGGTTATTCCGCTCAGGAGTATTTCCAACTATTGCAGAACGGACTGGACAATGGAGCGTATAACCTGGACAAGGTAAACGATGCCATTAACGAAGTCACGACCAGACTGGTTGATGGAACAATAGCGGATTCCCTGAGCAAAATTGATGAAAAGACCGGGGAGGTACAAGCCGGAACCGGAGGCTGGAGCAAAGAAGTTGAGGATGTATTTAAACAGTGGCAGCAGGGCGGAGCTACACAGAAAGATGTTATTGATGCCATTGTGACAGATATTCAAAACACAGAGAACCAGCAGGACAAACTGAACAAAGCAGCGCTGGCATTCGGTACAATGGCCGAGGACGGCAATGCGAAGTTCATAGAATCGCTCACATCTGTGGGAAACACATATGATGACGTGGCTAGATCAGCAGAGAATATGTTCGACCAGTCCACGACAGACTCCCAGACGTTTGAGGCAAGCATGAGACAGCTGGAGCAGAGCCTGATTCCGTTGGGAGAGGCACTGATGAACCTGGCAAACAATATCATTCCACCGATAGCAGCAGGATTGAAACAGGTGGGAGAGTTTTTCGGAAAACTGCCAGAACCGGTACAGAATTTCGTGGTTATACTGGGGGCTGTGATTGCCGCCTTTACCACTCTAGCCCCTGCCATATTGGCCGTGATAAATATCGTAAGTATTTTAGGCGTGGCAACATTGGGGCCGATTATCGGAATCATTGCCGGTGTAGCTGCAGCAATTACCGCAATCATAGCCATCGTGAAAAACTGGGGCGCTATATCGGAGTGGTTCGGAGATTTATGGGTAAAAGTGAAAGAGAAATGCTCACAAGTGTGGGAATCAATCTGCTCATTTTTTACCGAAACGATACCGCAGGCATGGGACAGTCTGGTGTCAAAATTCCAAAGCATTCCGGAATGGTGGTCAGGAATCTGGCAACAGGTCGGAGATTTCTTTTCTCAGATCTGGCAGTCAATCTGTTCATTCTTTACGGATACAATACCGCAGGCATGGCAGAACGTGGTTTCATGGTTCCAGGGCATCCCGGAATGGTGGTCAGGAATTTGGCAGCAGGTGGCTGATTTCTTCTCAGGAATCTGGCAGTCCATGATGGAAAACCCTGTGCTGTCATCAATCGTAACAACCATACAGGAATTGTGGCAGAATGCAGTCACTACGCTGCAGGGCATCTGGTCCGGTCTGACGGAGATTGCATCAGGAGCCTGGGAGTTGCTGAAAAATACGATACTTGCACCGGTGCTTTTGTTGATCGACCTGGTAACAGGAGATTTCACTCAGTTGGCGTCCGATGCACAAAATATCTGGCAGAATATCCAGGACGCTGCATCACAGATCTGGTCTGGAATACAGCAGGTGGTCACATCATTTGCAGAGGGATTGGTCACTCATGTGGTCACTCTGGTTACAGGATTTATGGACACCCTGTCAAGTTTGTGGGACATGATAAAGCAGACGGCGCTCAATACCTGGGAAAATCTGAAAAATTCTGTGGTTCAAACAGCAACAAATTTGAAAGATTCTGCAATCCAGGCGCTCCAGAACCTGAAAGAATCTGCATACCAGAAGTGGCAGGAAATGAAGCAGAACGCACACGACAGCTGGGAGAATTTAAAGAGCAGTGTGGTTCAAACCGCACAAAATCTGAAAGAGTCAGCGGTGCAGGCGTTCCACAACATGGTTTCCGGAATCGGAAACGCACTGAGCAGTCTGGGATCAACTGTGCGGAACGGATTTTGGTCAGCAATCAGCTTTATCACATCACTGCCAAGCCAGGCGGTACAGTGGGGACGAGATTTCATAGACGGAATAGTTTCCGGAATCAGGAACGCCATTGGCAGAGTCAGAGATGCCGTGTCAGACGTGGCATCTACAATCCGCTCATTTCTGCATTTCTCGGTGCCTGACGAGGGACCACTGACAGAGTATGAGTCCTGGATGCCGGACTTTATGCAGGGATTAGCTAAAGGCATCGAAAAGAGTAAATCAGTGGTGGCTGATGCAATCGAGGGCGTGAGCAAAGACATGACCATCAATGCAAACGCAATGATGGATCAGAGCAACGCAAAACAGACAAACGCCATCATGAATATCACATCATTGCTGGCTCAGTATCTGCCATACTTGGCCAAGAGCTTAAACATCGAATGGGATACCGGAGGTGTAGCAGCGAAACTGGCAAGAGATATGGATAGAGAGCTGGGTATCCTGGCAGAGGAGGGAGGATTCCTATAATGGACGCAATTACAAACGGAGCCACGATTGAGATCGTGGCCACCGGCGAAAGATTCCACACTCTGAATGACTGGGGACTGGCAATAGGAAACAATGATTATATTGGAGATGTGGAACAGGAAAACTATTATGTGGACGTGCCTGGAGCGGATGGCTTTCTGGATTTCTCAGAAGCCATCACAGGCCGCCGCATATTCAAAAACCGTCAGATCAGCATCGAGCTGGGCGGTAAGAAACCAAGAGACAACTGGGATATTTTTCTTTCAGATCTTAGAAACCTTGTAGAGGGCAGAGAAATCAAGGTCATTTTCGACAACGACTCTGGGTTCTACTGGACAGGCAGAGCGTCTATCCAGGGATACGACAGAAATAGGGAGATAGGCACATTCACATTGGCCATTCCGAAAGCTGACCCGTACAAGTACAATGTCGCAGATTCTACAGAGGACTGGTTGTGGGATTCATTTGATTTTGAGACTGGGATCATAGACGAGGGTACAGAAATCACGGTAAGGACAGGAGAGACAAAGACGTACACTATCGTTCCGGATCAGATGCCGTTCGTTCCGACCATATACGTGAGCGTTCTGGGATCGGCCGGACTCAAAATGACGGCGAACGGGGAAACCTACACGCTGATGAAAGGAAAGAACCGTTTTGCGGATATCACAGTCAATACAGAGGACGTGGTGCTCAGTTTCACTGGAACGGGCACACTCGCGATCCGGTACAGGAGGGGGTCACTGTAATTGTATAAAGTTAAAATGGACGGTCAGACCCTCTACTATCCAGGAGATAAAGAGGCGGTACTGACCAATCCAACGCTAAACCTGCAGACGGGATATGCGGGAACCTTTGAGTTTTTGGTACCGCCAAACAATCCACTGTATGACAAGATCAAGAACCGGAGCAGCATGGTCAGTGTGTTCCGGGATACAACAGAAATATTTTACGGAGAGGTCCGGAAACAGCCAAAAATAGACCGTTACAGAAACAAAAATGTCTATTGCGCCGGCGCAATGAGTTTCCTGGCAGACTCCATACAGCCGCAGGCTGAGTACCATGATATGACACCACGGCAGATGCTGGAGACGTTTCTGGATATTCACAACAACCAGGTAGAGGATAGAAAAAAGATCTATCTGGGAAAAGTGACCATTACAGATGCAAACGATTCCTTATACAGGTACACCAACTTTGAGAACACGCTGAAAGCGATCAGAGAGAAACTGGTGGAGAAACTGGGAGGATATTTGAAACTCCGGCATGAGAATGACAAGCTATATCTGGACTGGATAACGCTGGAAGAATACGGAAAGTATTGCAGCCAGCCGATTGAGTTCGGACTGAATATGCTGGACTACTCACTAAGCAGAACGGCGGAGAACATTGCCACAGCGTTGATTCCGCTGGGCGCACGTCTGGAGGGAGAGTCAGAGATTGACGCTCTGGAGAAGTATGTGGACATTACCAGCGTAAACGGTGGATCAAATTACATTTATAACCAGAGCGCGGTGGAAAACTTTGGCTGGGTGTGGATAACTAACACCTGGCAGGATGTAACAGAGCCATCAAACCTGCTCAGAAAAGGAAAAGAGTGGCTGGAGGATAACCAGTTTGAGAATCTGACACTGGAACTGACAGCGGTAGACCTGTCCATGATGGATAGTGACTA